GATGTGGGTAGAAACATTTGTAAAGGAAGGCATCTAACTATGGCTAAATGGGATGTTGATAAGTCGGGCTACTGCCAATACTGTGACTACCTACTGGATGACCACGGTAATTGCGCTGAGTGTCTCAAGGACGATGGCTTTCCAGACGATGATTACGATGTGCCACCAACATCGTACCAAGTAGGAGGTGACCACTACGCCAGAAACGGTATTCAACCTATCGAATACATCATGGCTAATGAGTTAGACTTCTGCGAGGGTAACGTTGTTAAGTACGTCACACGATGGACATATAAGAATGGTGTCGAGGACTTGCTGAAAGCCCGACAGTACCTAGACTTCCTGATAAAAGCTAACTCGTAGACAAGCAAAAGCCCCCTTGGAGAAATCCTTGGGGGCTTTTTTCATTTACGCTTCTTTTTCTTCTTGGCTTCTTCAGCTACCCTCAGTGCAATTGCTATCGCTTGCTTCTGTGGTTTACCGTGAGACATCTCAAGCTTGATATTCGAGCTTACAGTCTTCTTGCTATAACCTTTTTTAAGTGGCATCTTACCATTTCACCTTATCTGCCCAATAGGCTGCTGACATTTTACCTTTGGCAATGTTCTTAGCGTGTCTAGCCTTGAATGCTTCATTGCGTTTAGATCCATCAGGGCTACCTTTGACACCCTGCTGACCAAAGCGGATAGTCTTAATCTTGTCACCCTCCTTCGCTACAACAACATGTGATTTAGTTGGGTGGTTAGGTGTGGCCTTGGGCTTATTGTAGCCTGATACACCAGCATCCTTAAGCCTATGGTCTTTCTTCTCTGCCATTAGTCTTTCCTCTTCTTAAACAAACCAATGAACCCTCTGGCTATCTCAGACGGTGATGGAAGTAACCAACCAACAACCAACAATACGAGGTACCATACGGGTATCTTCTCATTGGTGATGTTAATGGTGTCAACCTGCTGGGTTTCTACCTGCTTAGTTTGTGTAGTATTGACAACATCTCTTTCAGCTTTAGTAATTGTCTGTTGAGCTACGATCTGTTGATTGTTCTCAGCCCCAGCCTGTACGTTAGCTGCAACGTTAGGCCCACCACCCCCCAAAAGAGACAGAGGACTAATCCCCCCGCATCCTGACAGAAGGATTATCAGTAGTATTGACACCTTGCCCATAGATATGAAGTCCTGCGGCTGCTGCAATGAAGGTAACGAAGGGCCAGATGATGATGTTAACCATCTCTGTGTCACCCATGTAGATGGTATAGAGGAGTACACCAGCAAATGCTGCGGCATACTCCCTTTTGAAGGTCTTACTTGCGAAGCTCATAATGTGGCCCATCGAAGAAGCGGGTAGGGTTAGCCTTTACAAGCTCAGAGATAGGCTCTGTGGTGCCTGTAATGATCGTCCATGTGCCACCCCAGCGGATACCCTCACCAAGCTCCTCTGCGGCCTCTCTGACAGCCTCTGCGATGGTGATACAACCCTCTACGTCCCACACAAGTTTGCCATTGACGAATGGTACTAGGTCAACAGCAAAGCCAGACTGATGGACTGACTTCTTAGTGTAGCCATCCTTGGTGGATGCACCCTTTTTGTAGAGGACTTGTTGTTGTTCTGCTGTACGCAGGCCATCAGTGACAGAGAAGTCAAGCTTGCTTAACTCAATAGCTCTCTTGACAACGGCCTGTAGCCTAACATCAACAGTGTTTAACTTAGCTAGACTTTTAACACCTAGACTGTAGCCCATGGTTAGCTGCCCTTCGATAGAGTTTCTCTTGCATTCTGTAGGATAGCTGCTGTTTCTTCCACTGTATGCTTGGCCTTGTTACCAGTGCCCTCATAGTAGGACTTGTTGGTGCTAGGATCTGGGACAGAAGCCCACTCCTTAGCGAAGTCAAGCATTGCAGCCTTGATATCCTCGCTGTCACCCTTAAGATAGGCAGACAGTGCTGGCCGTTTGCTACCCAAAAGAAGCTGAAGGCCAAGTCTATCCTGAACGGCGGGCGTGAAGACAGTATCCTCAGAGATACCTGCCTCTTTGACAGCGACTGCTAGGGTGCTAGGGATAAACTGGTATCTGCCAACAGCGAATAGACCATCAGCCTGTGCTGCCATGATCTCACTGATGGTGCTTTGTTCTAGTGGCTTACCATTTATGATGGTGGCAGACGTAGAGCCTACGATTTCATTCTTAATGGTGCCTCTGTTAGAGGAGTTGTAACCACCTTCACCCTTACTGATGAAGTCTAGGATGCCTAGGTTAGATGTCTGGGTATTCTCAGGCACTCTATACGGCTTCGTAGTCTGCTCAGTGGTAGGCAATACAATGGCCTGACCGAGGGAGATCTTAGCAGGGTCTGTGATCTTAGGGTTGACAGCTAGGATATCACTGAGAGTGAACGGATTGTTAGCTGCGATAGCCTCTAAGGTGTCACCACTCTGTACTTTGTAGATGTCGTTGGTCACACTTGCTTTAGTAGGCGTGATAGCCTTGTCAGCTTTAATTGCTGCGGTAGTACTTGCAGTTTGGCTTTGACCAATACCACTAATAGTCTCAGAGAAGGCAGCATAATCTGCCTCCCATGGGTTCTTTGTTGCTTCTGTGTTGACAGCGGCATCCTTCTTCCACAACGGACCTGCCATGGATTAGCCTTTCACTCTCATAACACCATCAGGGTCGATGTAGTAGGAGCCAGATGGGATCGAATTGTAGGCAGCATCACCCTTTGCCCAATCAGGTTTGACAGGATTAGCTTGGTCAGCCGCTGGTGCTGGTGCAGCCGTAGGCGCAGGGGTAGGTGCCTGAGTTTCGATACCTTGGCTCAAGGACAACTCAAGGATGTTAGTCTGTACACCTGAGCGACGAAGAGCATTAGACATGACTTTGGTGGCAGCGGAGAAGTCCTTGATCTTAGCGTAGTCTTGGTACAAGGCAACCGCTGCACCCCTGATGGTTGGGTTGTCTACCTTACGGCCACGGTCTGCGATCATAGCAACGAGGTCACCGTTGTAGTTAATGTCGGCAAACGATTGAAGTGCAGTACGCTGCGGCAGGGGGAAAGTAGTGGAGTTCTTGTTGATGGTGATCTTACCGTCAGTTCCAACAGCAAGGTTACTATCCGCAAGACGACCAGAGTAGGTGGTGACGAGGTTGTTGTACTGACGAAGCAAGGCATTCTGTACACGAGCCTGTGTCATGTCGTAAGCTGGCTTATCTACAACCTTCAAGCGGTCCATAGCGGAGAAGAACCCAGAGCTAAACACAGAGGACAAGTAGGCAGGGTCAAGCAGCCTGTCAGTAGTCGTGATAGTAGCGGTAATCTGACCTACACCACCAACAAATGCGTCCTTAACGGCAGGATCGTTGATGCCCTTGGGGGCTACAGCGTTGACAACAAGACCATTGACAACATCAATAAGGTTTACTCTGTCCCTATTAGGGATATCTCTCACACGATCAAGGAAGGATGGGTCATGCAAGGCTTCAGACGTAAACTCTACAACATCGGATACTGTTGGCACCTTAGTGGAGCCATCAGGCTGCGTTGTCACCATCGACTGAATAGCTGGTGGTAGTTTAGTAACTTCAATTCTGTTAGGATCTTGCGGATCTGTCGTTTGCTTCGAGGTAGTCAAGCCTAGGGCTTCGTTGAAGTTGGTGAAGTCAATGACATTAGACTGCTCACTGCTGCTTGCGATAGCAGTTCTAACGCTCTCGCTGGAACCATTAAGTGCAGTGCGGATTGAAGCGGCATTGTTTGTGAAGAACAGGGTGCGACCCTCAGGGGTAGTCAATGCAGCCGCTGCAATGGCATAATCAGTGTTGCCCTCTACACGAGCCTTGTCGAGAAGGACAGACGTAGCTGCCTCAAGCATATTGGTGGCTTCAATACTCAGGCTCTTCTGGTCAAAACCAATAACCTCAGCAACAAGACCATCAAGTGCGTCAAGCTGTGCTTGGATAGGACGGAACTCATCAGCACCAACATTAACTGGTGGTGTCAGAGTAGCCTTAAGCGATGCGAGGTTAGCCCGAAGAGAGGTCAAAGACTTCGTGTCTACATCACCACCAGCAGCTTCAATCTGCAAGCCCTGAAGTGCGGATGACACAAGGCCACTGAT